CGCCGGAAGTCACCCGCAAGCCCCCGGGCTCTGGAAGGACCCAACCGGTACCCCGCTACCGGTATCCCAAGCCCCCCCCTGACCGCCGCAAACGGCAAATAAACGCCAAATACAGCATCTCACTGAACCTTCTCGCTCCAACGAAGTCGAGCCTTGGCCCAAAAGATCAACGCCGCCGTGTTGCCGCTCATCGCCTGCTGATATAGCGTCTGAGCTATTTCCGAATCGGCCCTGGCCTGGCCCCGTTGCATGTCGGCTGCAAAGTGCCTGTACAGGGTGGACTGTCCTATCCCGCCCCGAACCAGCAGCGCGATCTTAGCTACCGGTATCCCAAGCCCCGCCAATAGCTCGACCTGCCTCCGCTCCTCGTCGGTGGGAACAAATTTTTTGCGACCAGGTGTTCCCTTTTTTTTACCGGGTTCTTTTTGTTTTTCGCTCATGAAAAAAAACCTCCGAAAACAATCATGGCAAATCATAGCAAAAAATCAAGCTCTCGATCTGTTCGCTCCAGGCACGTGTCCATGTCCATACCACACCCCCCTTAAAGGGGGGTGGTGTAAAATATGGACAAAACTGGCACTACACCCAGTTGTCCATTTTCTCAATTTGGACAACTTTGGACAAAATGGACAACCCACCTAACCCCTTGATTTTTAAGGACTTGATAAATCAAGTTGTCCAAATTTACCGTTTTTTGCCGTGGACAACTGGCGTTTTTTATGGGGGGAGAAAAGGGTGTTTGTCCACGTGTCCAAATGTGTCCACGCGACCAACTTGGACAACTCCGATTAGTCCAAATTTGGAATTTGGACAACTTTGGACAAAATGGACAACCCCATAAACCCTTAAGAATTCAGGGGCTTATAGATTCACCCTGTCCAAAGCTGTCCATTTTGGCGATTTTTGGGGTTATTTTTGGTGGATTATTGCAGAAACAACGTTGTTCCAGAAAACCCGGCGGTGAATTCCCAAAACTGCGCTATCCATCGTTGATGTTTTTGTGTTCCTAGGTGTCAAAATGACCGAATAAAACGCCTTAACGTAGGTTTTTGGGGCTAAATACGACTCGTTATTTATCGGATCTCGACTGCGCCGCTGCTTTCTTGTCTTGCCATTTTTTTTTGGCGACGTCCCACGCCCCTTGCGTGTTTCGAATCCGTTTGCACGCCAACATTTGTTTGGATGCGGCGTCTAGGATTTTTAAATAGGGGTTATCCATAGGGACACCAGTGCGTGGATGAGCAATAATGATCCCATACTCTCTAATAAGAAAAAAGTCCACAATTAATTGTTGCAAATCCCACAACTATTTGTTAGATTAGCCTTGTCTGTTTCCGAAGGGGCAAAAAATGACACCAATTGAACAGATCCGACACCTATTGGTTAGCCGCAGCCAAGCCGCTGTGGCCAGGGCCATTGGCGTCCATCCCAACACGCTGTATCGCATCATGCGGGGTGAGAGTCCGTCGTACTCGACGTTAATGAAGCTAATCCGATTCTTTGACATTCCCAGGGGGTAACCATGGCGGGGAATCTAGAGGCCATTTTTGGTCATGTCCTGACTACCGATCCCGACCCCGCCCCACCGGTTGCGACACCTGAGGATCAGCTACTAGACGCGATGACACGGGCGGGGCTGCGAGTACCGGATAGGATCATCCTTGACGGCAAGATCCATCGATTCAACAGCGACGAAAAAAAGGATAAAACAGGCTGGTATGTTGGCTACGGGGACGCCACCCCTGCCGGAGCATTTGGCTGCTGGCGGGCCGGCATCGAGGAGACCTGGCGGGCTGATATCGGCCGGGGCCTGACGCCGGCTGAACAGATGCTTCAGGCGTCCCGGGTAGCCGAGATCCGACGGCTGCGTGACGAGGCCCGGGCGAAACTACAGATGGCGACGGCTGATGTGGTAGCCGACATCTGGACGGGCGCCCAGGATGCGACCGACGAGCACCCATACCTAGTAAAAAAAGGCGTCAAATCCCATGGACTAAAAATCACCGGGGACGGGCGCCTAATATCGCCGCTATATGGGCCTGCAGGCGAGCTAATGAGTCTGCAGTATATTAGCCACGACGGCACCAAGCGCTATCACCAGAGCGGCCAAACCGGGGGCGCAACGTGGACCCTGGGCAGCATATCGGGGGCTAAAACGCTGTACATAGCCGAGGGTTACGCCACTGCGGCAACGGTACATGAGCAGACCGGGGAGCCCTGTGTCGTTGCCTATTCGGCATCCAACCTACCTGCGGCCACTGAGCAGGCGGTTAGGCACGGTCTACCTGTCGTCATCATCGCAGATAACGACGTTGGGGGCATTGGTCGCAAGTACGCCGATCAAGCGTGCGCCAAGTACGGTGCCACATATGTCATGCCACCGGTGGTCGGCATGGACGCTAACGACTGGGTCCAGGCGGGTAATGCCCTAACCGATATTTTGGCCAAGGAACCCGACGACTGGTTAGTCCTGGTCACTTCCGACTGGTTGACGCAACCGGCCCCGATTAAATGGATCATCAAGGGCTGGATGCCCGAGCAGTGCCTGGGCATGCTGCACGGCCCGTCAGGATCCGGAAAAACCTTCGTTATGCTGGATTTAGCCATGCACATTGCCACCGGCAACGCCTGGCAAGGGCGTGCCACCAAGCCCGGTGCGGTGGTGTACCTGGCCGGCGAGGGCAACTATGGGCTTAGGTCCAGAGTCGCCGCATGGATGCAACAACGGGGCGTTCAAGATGCCAATATTTTCGTCAGTAAATCCGGATGCAACCTGAACACGCCCGAGGGCTGGCTACATGCGATGCAGTATCTGCGTCGTGTAGCACAGACACACGATATCATCTTGGTGATAGTCGACACGCTCCACCGGTTCATGACCGGCGACGAGAATTCCGCCGAAGACACAAAAACAATGATAGACGCATGCGACGCGATCAAGCGCGAGCTTCTGACCGCGGTGATGCTGCTACATCACACGGGACACGGCGAGAATGCTCAAAATCGCGCCAGAGGATCTAGCGCATGGCGTGGTGCTCTCGATGTTGAGATGGGTATTACTGTCAATGGCGACAAAAAGACCTTGGTAATGCATAAGATGAAAGACGCCGAGCTTGCGCCATCGCAACGGTTCGAGCTTCAAAAAGTCGCAATCGACGGGTGGGTCGACGAAGACGGCGAGCCTGTATATGGAGCCATAGTTGACTGGCTCGGTGAGGGCGAGTCCAAAGAGCAGGGGCAAATCAAGCGGGCGGTCCATGAATTCGCCCGAGCATGGCGGGCCTGCGGTGCTCGATATCTGGGAGACCGACCGGTCATCACTACCCACGAGTGGCGCAATTGGCTGACACGGACGCCCGAAAACGGCGGCGCAGGGATCGCCGAGTCTACGGCGCGTAAAAAAACGACACCGACGATGGGATCCAGCCCGAGCCATACCCTGGGCTGGCTGCTCGCGAAGGGGCTGCTAGTCGAGCAAGCCGTTGATATCTTTGTCTTTGTTGATGATGATCTGTTCGCAGTGCACAAAGCCGCCACAGAAATGATCTAAAAAAAGATATACAAACGAAAAAAAAGCTTGACATTTGTTTTTTGCTTGATTATTCTTCAATCCATGGTCACCGACTGCACGGGGCGACGGGTGGCCTGGGCATACAAAACGGAGGTCAAACATGGCAATTAATCTAAAGCGCACTAGTCAGGTGCATGCGCAGGGAGTCAAAATGCTAGTCTACGGTGAAGCGGGCGCTGGTAAGACTACGCTGATCAGTACTCTACCCAGTCCCGTCATCCTGTCGGCCGAGGCGGGGCTATTGTCGCTCCAGGGGCACGATATCCCCTATATCGAGATCGACTCGATGACGACGTTGGGTGAGGCCTATACCTGGTTGACCGAAAGCGCCGAGGCGAAGAATTATGAATCCGTCGCGCTGGACAGCATCAGCGAGATCGCCGAGGTCTGCCTGTTGAGCGAAAAAGCGGTGTTAAAGGACGGCCGCGCCGCATATGGCGAAACGAACGAAAAGATGGCGCAACTGATACGGGCATTCAGAGATCTGACAGGCCGCCATGTGCTGATGACGGCCAAACTTGAAAAGGTCCAGGATGAGCAGGGCCGGATATTGTACGGCCCATCGATGCCCGGTAAGCGCCTGACCCAGGACCTGGCGTTCTTTTTTGACGAAGTCCTGGCAATGCGCATCGAGCGCGACGCCGAGGGCGTAGTGCAACGGGCCCTGCAGTGCGCTGGCGACGGGCTGTGGTCGGCGAAAGACCGGTCAGGTAAGCTTGACATGTGGGAAGAACCGGATCTTGGGGCCGTTATCGCCAAAATAATGGAGAAAACCGATGAAATATGAAGAAATGGAGCCCATCGTAAAGCTAACAAAATGGCAACAGGTAGCGCTAGCACTATCTACCTACCTACCGGACATGGTCCACGAGGAGGTAAAAATAGCGCTCCGGAGCGGACAGGCAGTATTTGGTTGCGACGGGATGGAAATCGAAGCGAGCCACCTGCGCGAAAAAACCTATATGTGGCGTCGGCACTATGAAGTGATGCGTCGGCTAGGCATACTAGAGTACGATATATCGCCTACGCGAATGCTGTACAGGAATGCAATGGAGCTTATCGGGATGCTCGAGCGACATTGGGATCTAGTCTGCTCGACAGCGCGAGAAAAAATCGCTCAGACGATAGATACGCTTGAGTGGGATCCCAGGGCGGACCCAAGCTATCAAGAGCGCAATTTCGACGTAGATCTAATTATCGTAGATCTAGGGGCAGCTAAATTGTATCTGTCCGATTATGGCACTTATCGACTGCTAGCTGGTAACGGCGGTTTAGCGCGCTATTCAATAGCGCTATTTGAGGAGGACAAAAATGCTGAATGAATTAGAGATCCTAGCTCAACAATGGCTAGACGAAAAACAAACGGAAAGGGACGCGGCGGACCGACGCCGGGCCATTGAGGATCGGTTGACCGAGCTAATCGGCAAGGACACCGCCGATGAATCGACTACGACCGCCAAATCCGGCGAATACGTCGTCAAGGTCAATGGATCCGTTAGTAGGAAGGTCGATGGCGACAGACTGCAAGAGCTAGCGCACGAGCACGGCCTATTTGACTACCTGCCTGTGCTTTTTCGGTGGAAACCGGAACTAAATAAAGCAAAATGGGAAGCAGCGGACGCATCCATCACCGCGCCTTTGGCATCGGCGATAACGGCCAAGGCCGGCCGACCGAGCTTCAAAATCGAGAAAAAAGAGGTGAAATGATGGCGACGTCATTCAAACACTTGATTGAACTCAAAGAACGCGCTGAATTAGAAGAAATGGAGGATTAAAAAATGGCAAAGCTAAATCAAACGTACAATATCAACGACTTACCCGAAGACGAGTCCTCCGGGGATTTTATGTCACTCCCTGCGGGCGACTACCATGTCCGCATCACCCAGGCCGACATTCAACCCACCCGGGCGGGCGATGGGCAGTTGATTAAGCTACGCTTAGATGTCGTTGGCCCGACGTATCAAGGCAGGGTGTTATTCAAACATATCAATATCCAAAATCGCAACGCCGACGCCGAACGCATCGGGCGTAAGGAACTACGCAGCATCATGACGGCCCTGGGGCTGACGCAATTGACCGACACCGACCAACTAATCAATCGCCAGATGCTAGTGAAAGTCAAGGTAATTAAAAGCAAAAACCCCGAGTACGGGGATGCCAACGGCAACGAAAATACGGTGTCGGGATACGGGGCCATCACGGGTAGTGTTGTCCCCGCCCCGGCATTCGCCGCGCCCAAGCCACCGGCCGCCCCGGTAACCCCTGCCCCTGGAAAGGCGCCCTGGGAGAGGTGACAGCTTAACGACTGGCCGCCGTAAGCGGCCACATAGGAGGGGTTAGAAATGGCAAAAATACCGGAACCGATACACACGACGATCAACGCGATTAATCAGGCCCACGAGGCCAAAAATGCGACGTCAAAGCCCCGGCCGCATATGGGGGTCAGCCAGCTAGGTAAGGCCGACGAGGCGGAGATCTGGCTTGCTTTCCGGTGGGCTTTTCAACCGTTTTTTTCGGGTCGGATCTTGCGGCTATTTCGCCGGGGGCACCGCGAAGAGGAAACCGTCGTAGCTGATCTGATAGCCGCCGGCATGGACGTGCGCGAAACCGGTTGGAGCCAGCGTAAGCTAAATTTTGGCGCCCACGTCGAAGGGTCCTGCGACGGCATTATCATGTCCGGTGTTCCAGAGGCGCCCAAAAAGCCGCATCTACTCGAGATTAAAACGATTAGTAAAAGCCGGTTTGCTACGCTAAACAAAGAGGGTCTCGAAAAAAGCAACCCTGAATACTGGGTGCAGGTGCAATGCTACATGAACGGAACCGGGATTGACCGCTGCTTATTTATCGCGGTGTGTAAAGACAACGAC